GCTTTTCCTTGGTCTGAACAGTTACGAGACCGCTCCCGGCAGAGTATGTCAATGAGTCCACTTGGAGTGCTGGCTTAAGCAAAGTTCCAGATGACATCTGAACACCCTTACCCGACTGATAGCGGAAATATCGTCTAGTTTGACGAATCGCTGCTTCATAGTTTGAGGTTCCGTTATTTGAGAAAATAACTCCACCGTCAAATGGCCTATGCAGGAACTGACCCGATGGAACGCAGTAGACCGCAGCAGAAGATGAAGTCAATGTTCCAGTAGGCGTCTGCGGAACATAGATAACAAACTGTGTCGCACTGACAATTCTTGCTACGAAGTTCGAGCCGTTTGGTGGGTTCGAGCCAGTGGTTGTAACTCCCGTGATGGCAACCTCATTGCCCAATGACAGACCGTGCGGGATTGTTGTTGTGACCGTTACGGCGTTACCAGTATACGAAACTGTTGGTGCGCCGCCAATTTGAGCTCCAGTGAAAATTGCTCCAGTAAAAATAACCGTCTTGTTAGAATCGAGAATTGACGTGACTGTTCCGGTGTTAACCGCTTTGGCTGTATAAGTGAACGAAGTGTTGAGCGTCACGGACTCGACAAGATAGTTTCCGTTCGCAATAGCAAGATACGTGTCCCTCACAGAGATTGGAGTTCCAACCGCTATGCCGGTTGTGCTCGGAAGAGAGACAGTTACTGTTCGTGATGAAGTGTTCATCGTGATTGCAGTAATACCGGAAATTGGCGATGCTTGGTCATACACAAACGGTCTATTGCCGACAGTTATTACGTTTTCCCACTTGGAAATCTGTGTACCGTATTCAAAGTCAGTGTCGATAAGGGCCTGAGGCTGAGACACGCGCAGCTTTTGAACCGGGTCATAGAGGACTTCCTCTGGGGTAATCGGCGTTAGACCAGCGGGTATTGAATTAGCAGCCATTATGCAATCTCCATTCCACTGATGTGGAAGTTTATAGAAGTGGAATTTGCTCCGCCCTTGATTGTTTCTGTAGCGGCGAGAACCTGTCGGATATCAAGCGTGACAATACCTTTTGCTGGGATTGTTACGGCAGAGGCAAACGATACATCATCGAGGGCAAGGGTGAACGTACCATCTGATGATGCCGTATTTGTGACAACCACATTTGTCACTACCGCAGTTGTCGCTGACGGTACGGTGTAAAGAGTTGTCCCAGTATTAGTTGTTGCAGCACCCCTAAAAAGCGCTGTAGCCGTATTAGCCATTGATTGCTCCAGTCATTTAATACACTCCCATAATAGACGCAACTTCAATATCGCTAGTGCTAGTTGTGCTATTTACCAATACCCAAACACCGTCATAATAGACAAACATTTCATTGGTTGTACTCTTGAACCAAATCTGACCATTTGCCGCATTTGACGGCGCGGATGCTGTTGTTACCGCACCAATGCCAGATGCACCGATTTCAATCCAGTACGAGTCATAGTAAACAAAGGTAATCGCTGAGTCAGACTCGAACCAGAAGTCCCCATTTGCTGGAGATGGTGGAGGCGTGTCGCCTATGGTCATTTTTGCGCCAGCGGCTATTTGTGTATAGTTTGTTCCGTCGGCCGTGGCTTCCCATCTATCAAGGGTCTCGTTCCAGCGGATTTCAACGCTTGCACTTGAGCCTCTATCAATGATTATCGCACCGTCTACTGTTGGCGCACCTGTTGTTCCAGCGTTAAGGACGATTTTGCTGTCAGAAACATTCAGTTCTGATGCGTTGCTTGACTGGCTGTTTGTTGCAAAGAGGTTTGTGACTGTAATCGTATCGAAAGTAACAGAAGCACTTGTTGCAACATCTTGAGCGATAGCAATTGTTGGTGTTGCACCTTCTCCGGAGTTGTTCGTGATTGTTACGCCAGTGCCTTGCACGAGATTGGCAACATAGCTACCCGTGGTATCAGTTCCAAGCGCAACTGAGTTTGGCTGTATTGCGGCAGTCAGGGTACCATTACCAAGGTCGGTCAGTGTTACAGAACCACTCAGGTCTCCACCGAGGGTAATTACTGGTGAAACACCAGTGATTGTTGGACTAGTCAATGTCTTGTTTGTCAACGTGTCTGTTGTGTCGCGTCCAACAAGTTGTGTGGTCGCGTCTGGCAGACTAATAATTCTGTCTTCAGTTGGGTCTACCGCAACAATCGTTGTCTCAAATGAATCGCCAGTTGAGCCCTCAAACGTGAGAGCGCCAGCAACATAAACAAGGAATGGACCAGATGCAATATTCGCTGATGGGCCGACTGCTGGCTGATATGTGAATGTTGATGAAACTGGTACTGACGTAATTGAGTATGTTCCGTTATATCCAGATTGCGTTGCTCCAGTAACCGTTATCCGCGCACCTACGGTCAGGCCGTGGTTTACTGCCGTAACAGTGGCCAATCCAGTTCCCGAGTTGTACGTAATTTGTTGGGCATCTACCTGTGCATTGCCTAGGTACATGTTTGCAAATGACGGAGAATCCGTCGCACCGATGGCCTGGCCAATACTAATTGTTGGGTTTCCTGCCTCCTGTGCAACGCCGTTCGTCAGCGACACACCTGTTCCGGCGTTGATTGAAGAGACGAAGTTTCCGCTTGTATCTGCGGATAGGTCGATGATGTCTGGTACCCAGGCACTTCCGTTCCACTTCAGATACTGACCAGATGTTGGAGAAGATGCGGTTACGTCAGACAGAGAATCAAGAGCATGGTTGGAAATTGACGATACTGTTGCAGCGTTGCCAGAAATGCTTCCATCAACAGAACCAGTAACGTTTCCAATGAGATTTCCTGTTACGTTTCCAAAATGTGTACCTGTTGTATTTCCAGTTACGTCACCAGTTACATTGCCCGTCAGGTTTCCAACGACGTTACCGCTTACGCTTCCGCTAACATTTCCAGTAAGGTTCCCCTGGACGTTCCCCGTCACGTTGCCAATGTGTAGTCCTGTAACGTTTCCAAGAACATCGCCAGTTACATTGCCAAATAGATTTCCTGTAACGTTGCCGGTTACGTTTCCATCAACATTTCCAGTAACACCGCCTACTACGTTTCCAGTAAACGTTGGAGCAGATACCGATTGTGCAGTAATGCTGGTTGCCTGCACTGCTTCAAATTGAACAGATGCGGATATTCCAACATCCTGCCCAATTGCAATTGTCGCATTTGAGCCTTCGCCCGGGGTGTGTGTGATTGTGACGCCAGTGCCCTGCGTTACATCTGACATATAGTTGCCGGATGTATCGGTACCCAAATTTATTATGGCTATCTCTGCTGTTTCAAAATCTGCTACTCGGCCATATGAATCAACGGTAATGTCTTTGACAAATGTTCTTGCAGTTGATGCGCTCACCACAACGCTTGAGCTAATTGTCTCCATGCTGAAAACATTGTCCGTTAGTGCCAGACCAGCTCCAGCAAGTAGGTCTGAAGATATTTCGTTACCGCCAAACTTGATGCCAGTTCCAGCAATAAGTGTTGCGGTTCCACTCATTTCAGAGAACGTAATATCATCTGTTCCAATTACATGGACGCCATTTGTTCCAGTTCCGGTAGATACCACAATGTAGGAACGTGCGCCGTTATCTGTTCCTTCGTAAGCGGTTACATATTCGCCTGGAGTTATTGAGTACTGCAATGAGCTGTTGAAGTCGCTAGAGCGCGTTAGTTTCCATTTTGTTGATGCGGAACCAGGCGATGTAACGTTATAAATACCATTTATTTTTGCATCAGTTTGGTTTGAGACGAGAATTCTATCTCCCTCAACAACGTTTACTCCATCTATTTGGAGAGTTCCATTGGTTGCCTTTTCAATATATGCGCCTATACCGTATCCACCGTCTAGGTCTGCTGTCCCAGCAACATAAATTATCGACGCAGAAAATGCCGTTGTTTGTGCAACTCTTACAGCTGGGTGCGAGTGGTCGTCCCATAAGCGTTCTTCTAGCAGAGACGATGTAATGATTGGGCTATAGGAGCTTCCGTTGTTTGTAAGTTCCCACCTATCAGCGCTTTCGTTCCACTTCAGCGCTACGTTCGTGCTTGAACCTCTCTCGACTTCAATGCCGGCATCGAGTGTTGGGGCTCCAGTTGCTCCAGAGTTGAGAACGACAATGTTGTCCTCTACCGACAATGTTTCCGTATTTAGAGTTGTCGTTGTTCCATTTACTGTGAGGTCGCCGCCAACAACAACATTTCCGGAAGTTTCGAGTCTGGCAAATGTCACCGAAGATGATGTCGCTACAGCCTGTCCGATTGCAATGGTCGGTGTGGCGTTTTCACCCGTATTGTTTGTAATTGTTACACCAGTGCCCTCGACGAGGTTCTGCACGAATGCACCAATGGTGTCGGTGGCCAGGTTGATTGGGTCATTCACCCAGGCAGAGCCATTCCATCGAAGAACGTCACCGCTCTGCGCGTCAGTAATCGTTACGTCGTTCAAATCATTTATTGACGCCGCTCCAATATAACCGTAGAAATACGGCAAAGAATTCCAGCTTGTGGCTCCGTTACCAAGCTTTATTTTATTGGTGTTTGTCTCTAGACCGATTTCTCCGGCGGACAATACGGGGTTAGTTGTTGACCAATTCGACGACGTATCACGGCGAAAAAGTATCTTTTTGTAAGCCATTAAGCACTGCCTCCGTCGCTGATAGACGTATCATTGCCAGCATCTATTTCGATGTTGGCAAACCCACCGTCAATTATCGCAGATTTAAATCTCTGCCATTGAAACCCATTCCATTTCCATGATTTTCCAGCAATGAAAAACTCGTCATTTGTTGACGGAGAAGGAGGGAAAACTATTGGCATGTGGGCAATTATCCCACAAAGAGTGGCAGTTTAACGTTAAAAATTGCTTTTACTTGAAGAACGGTGGGAAGTATGGCGGTGAAATATAACCACCTGCTTGAGTAAATGTCCAACCAGACCAAGGACCATGCCCATATATGTTTAATGCTCTGGCTCTAGCGTGAGTCCAAACATTAGCAAAACCACTATACGCGAAAGAAAACGTAGTGCCTGCATAGGTTGCGGTTGATTGGTAAATTTGGGTTGCACCAGATGAATAGGGCGTAGTGTAAAGCCAAAAAATCAAACTATTGTTCGTACCTTTCCAGAAATTGGAAGGTTCGCTTCCGGCAGTGATTGTGTTGCTGTCATCATCAACCCATAAGACGGTGGTTCCAGTGCCAGTTATGAGAGAGCCTCTATCAGTAAAACCAAGACCAGATGTTGCCACCTCTATAACCACGCCAACAATTGGGCTTCCACCATTGTCGGCTGGCAAAGTCCATGAATAGTTGATTGAACCAACACCTGGTGCAAAAGTATTAGACACACCCACTCCAGTAAAACCCGTAATCATTCCGGGCACGTTGCCGGTCGTTATAGATGTTGTCTCTGATTCGTAAGACGTTCCAAAAACATTTTTTGTTCTTACTTTTATCGATGTGGACGTATTGCGTGACAACCCAGTGAAGTTTTTGGAACTTATACCACCACCAATTTCCTCCCATGATGATGTTGTTTCACTGGGCATGAACCTTCTTATAGGCCTTATATAAGCCGTAACATTTTTATTAGTATAAGTTATCGAATAGTCGAAATATCCGGTATACGAATCAGACACCGCTGTGGTGGACCCGGGAAACATGATGTAGTAGAAGTAATCCCCTCTTGGGGTTGCGGCTGGTGAGTTGTTATTTGGTTCCGTTGATGTTGCATAAATAGATGCTCCGCTGTCGCGGCGAAAATCACCAATTGCCCCTCGACATTTCCACATCTCAACTGCTTCATTGAGTGACGGTATAAACCAGTCCGAATACCCTCCAAACGTTAAATTTTTAACAATATAATGAGCGTTACCAGGAATTCCATAATTGGCATTTAGTGCTTGATTTGTTACTCCACTTCCAATCGTAAATGATGAACTTTCAAATGTTGTATATCTAGACGAATCAGAAGTACTCAATAATGGGTCATTGGCATTTCCGGATACAGCCTGATACCAGTTTTTTGGCGCGCATTCATAGTAGAACCCATCCGTATTACCCGGTGTGCTCGGCGTAATAAATACAACGCCTCCACCAGGTCCAACATCGCCAATATTGTATTTTTTTGTATAGGTTAATTGGTACTCATGGTTTGTTACTGGGGCCGACACAGTAGCTACTCCAGCAGTAAATGAGAGCGTTGCTGTTGAGGCTCTTATGTCTGAGGACGTTAAAGATGTTGGTTTTGAAAATGGTCTGGTGAATGCTGGCCTTGCAACGTTCCTACTTGACCCAGCGGTAAAAGTATTAAAGAACGGCATGACTACGCAAATCTTGTTGCGCTAGCAAACACTGTATACGTTGGTGTAGCTGCTGTTTTTACAACAGTATACGTATACACATCAACGCTATTTGCGTTTCCGGATGTTGGGGCGCTTCCATTCACCCACTTGGGTGTAACTGACGTTCCGTCAATGCTTAATGCCGTTGGGTAGTAAGAAGCTCCGCTTGCGCCCTGTGTCACCAAAAACGATACTGTTACAGTGTCGCCAACAGCGACCATGGAATCGAATGTCGTTGAGCCATCGCCCCTCAGGTTCATTGTCCATGTGGCTGAAGCGCTTGATGTGTAATAGAGCGACGAGTTTGTTTTGTAGTCAAAATTTAACGTTCCGCCTGCGGCGCTCGCCGATACTGTTGCTGTTTCAATTGCCCTGTCCAGCTTCACTGAAGCAAATCGAACTTCGCTCGTTGTTTCTACAGCTTGGCCGATAGCGATTGTTGCATTGGAACCCTCACTTGGGGTATGGGTGATTGTCACACCTGTTCCCTGCGTGAGGTCGGACATGTAGTTTCCTTCTGTGTCCGTTCCAAGATTAATTGTATTGTTTACCCAGTCCGCTCCGTCGTAACTCAAAAACTGCCCCGCAGAAAGGTCGGTAAGTTTGACCCCATTTAGGTCATCGATGACATTGCCCTTAGTTACTATGTCGTAAAACACAGCTCCATCGTTTGTCAGCATCCATGAGTCTGAAAACTCGTTCCATGTAATAGAAACATTTGTTGCACTACCGCGTTCTACTTCGATTCCAGCATCGATAGTTGGCGAACCACTAATACCAGAATTTAGGACGATAATGTTGTCTTCAACTGAGAGAGTCTCTGTATTAAGTGTTGTGGTTGTTCCATTAACCGTAAGGTTCCCACCAACTGTCAGATTTCCGGTCGCATCTATGTTTGCAAATGTGACTGATGCTGATGTTCCAACTGCTTGCCCGATTGAAATCGTTGGTGTAGAAGACTCTCCAGAATTATTTGAAAGGGTTACTCCTGTTCCAGCAGTAAGGTTTTGAACATAGTCACCAGCAGTATCTGTGCCAAGGTTAATCGTGTCGTTAACCCATAAGACAGACGCGCTGTTATAACGGAGGAACTGACCATCTGTTAAACCATTAATTTTTACGTTATGCAGTTCATCGAGTTCATATCCATTTTGGGCCGAAACATAGACGATTCCATTGTTTGTTGCACGGACAACAACACCAATGAATACGAGGTGGTCGGGAGCGGTTGGTTTAGTCTTAGTAAACTGACCGTTCTTTCCAAGCCAAAGAACATCACCAGCCGCGTAACCAGTCGACAGGTCAATTCCATCGACATATCCTTGTGAAACAACGACACCGTTTTCGCTTGCCAGTATATTACTTGCAACGAGTCCGACCGTCTTTGAAGATGTTGTATCTACGGTATTATCTGCGCGCTTTACTGTTGCATGGTCGCCAGTTGCACCAAAAAGATAGACGGCTGTACCAGTTGTAATAGTGGTTGCTTCGGCATTTCTAACATAAACACTGCTTTGGGCATTCGCATTTACCCACTCTGTTCCGTTGTATTCAAGTGTTTGAAATTCTAGTGGGTTGGTTATATTGACGCCATACAGTTCCCCAATAGCGACACTCGACGTATTTACGGTGGTTGAAATATTGATATTGCTTCCGCCATTGAACGATGCCGAACCGGAAACATCGCCAGACAATTCAATGATTCTGCTTGTCAATAGAGTTGTCGCTGTATCTGCGTTGCCAGTGACATCTCCAACTACATCCGAGGTAACGTTTGCAAACGTAACAGATGCACTAGTCCCTACTGCTTGTCCAATCGAGATTGTCGGACTTGCGCTTTCGCTCCCACTATTAGCAATAGTTACGCCAGTCCCAGCAATTACGTCAGCAACATAAATGCCTGCCGTATCCGCTCCAAGATTTATTTCGTCGTTCGTCCAAGCTGTTCCATTCCATTTTAGGAAGTCACCGCTACTTGGTGATGGAGCAGTTACATCAGAAAGATTATCAAGTGTCGCATTAATGCTTACCGTCCCAGTCGACCCTTCGCCTGGAGTATGTGACACGGAAATACCCGTTCCAGCGGAAATACCAGACATGTAGTTACCAGTTGTGTCAGTCCCTAAAGAAATCGAATTTGGCTGAACTTCTGCCGCGATTGTGACATTTTGCGAACCATCAAAAGAAACAGAACCAGAAACATCACCTGAAAGTGAAATTATTCTGGCTGTTTCGAGGGTCTCCGCTGTTGCTGCATTTAGTGTTCCACCTATTAGATTATTGATTGATGCGTTGTACCAATCGTTTCCATCAAACGCAAGAACATCGTTAGTTGCAGCATTGTCAACGTAGACATTGTCCAGTTCTTCTACTGTTGGGAACTCTGGAGTGATGGTTACTTGTTCCCATGCGCTGGAATATCTGATATACAACTCCAGCTCTAGTGAGTTGTACCATAGGTCTCCTTCTTTTACTTCATCTGTAGGCGCCGTGTCCGAAACAGTCAGGAAGTGGATTGTTTCGTTAACCCAGGCCGATGCAGAACTATCGTAAAGAAGAATGTCCCCATCTTCGATGTCGGATATCGATACATCGCCAACATCATCCAGGCTGTTGATTGTCGGGATTGATGCCCATTCAAGGCCAACGGACGCCGAACTGTTGGCCTTCAAGAAGAATCCATCCGCACCAACACCAAGACGGTATAGGCCGTTGCCATCGGTTACGAGTAAGTCACCCTTGGTCGTAAGTTTGCTTACTACCTCATTTGCCTCATCGGCATCGTTTGCGGTAAATACTGGGTATACAGACGAACCGATTGGGTGCTGCGAGGCAGTTGTATCGTCCTGTGCTCTTACCAGTGTGAGTGTGTTTCCGCTGATTGTCGCTAGGCACTTTTCCTCATTTGCGCTACCTGGTTCAATCGCAATATAGAAAGGTACGTCAGCTATCGATGGCCAGCCGGTGGTTGATGCAATCGTTACCGATGTTCCAACATCTGTTAACAACGATGTTGTAGTTGTCGGAGATGCTGCTCCAGCGTATTGTTTCCTTGTAAATGCGGCCATAATTACTCCTAGTTTACTTCATTATTCGATTACGGCTAGAATTCCCCAGTATCCAGCGTTTGTTCCACTTTGTGGCTCATTTGCCCATGTTGCATTTTGGCTTCCAAATCCAGCCGCTAGAGCTGTTCTTGGGAATCCAACTTGAGCGAAGTCTCCGGTTGTCGCACCGCCCACAGCTGTTGCTGTTTCTGCAAGTCCGACTTGAGCAACTTCGCCCGATGTCGCAGTACCTGATGCAGTTCTCGGTGCTGTATGCAACCCAAGTGCTTCGTCTCCTGTTGTCGCTCCGCCAGTTGCGAATGCCGTATTGCCGATTGCGACTTGCGCGAAATCTCCAGAAATACACGTTGCTGATGCTGTTCTTGGGAATCCGACTTGAGCAAAATCGCCAGTCGTGGAGCCGCCGATTGCCGTTGCTGTTTCCGCAAGTCCGACTTGCGCAAACTCGCTTGATGTTCCTGCACCAGTAGCCGTTTTGATAAATCCAACTTGGGCGAAATCCCCTGTTGTGGCACCACCGATTGCAAATGCATTTTCTGCCAAACCAACTTGTGCAGAAGAAGTGCCGAGACCGGATGCTGTTGCTGTTCGCGCAAATCCAACTTGTGCGAATGATGTTCCACTTCCCGTAACATTTCCCATTCGCGGGAATCCAACTTGAGCAAACTCTGAACCAGTTCCACTTGTTGATGCTGTTTTAATGAAACCAACTTGTGCAAAATCTCCAGTTGTTGCACCGCCCGAGGCTGTTGCGTTTTCTGCAAGACCAACTTGCGCAAATGATGTTCCTGTTGCGCTAGCTGAAGCAGTCTTGATAAATCCAACCTGTGCAAAATCTCCAGCGGTAGCCCCACCGGAAACTATTGCTGTTCGTGCAAATCCGACCTGTGCAAAATCCGATGACGACGCCGATGCAGATGCAGCCCTCGGAGCAGTGTGTAGACCGGTTGCAGAGTCTCCTGCTGTGGCTCCACCGGTTGCATTTGCGGTTCGCAACTTTCCATACTTGAATGACATCGAGCTGGATGAATTACCCGATGCTGATGCGCTTCTGAATCTAGTGATAAGTCCGTTCGTCGAAGACTGTCCGTCTGCCGAACCGTTAGCGCTTCTGATTCCCGTGTGTAGGTAGTTTGTTGAAGACGTGCCATTAGCTGTTTCTGAAGCAGAAACGAACGTTGTTCGCAGTTCGGAAGTTGTTTCTGTCGCGCTCCCTGAAGCCGTTCCGGTTCTTGGCGATACATGCAGACCATTTGCCAAATCACTACCGTTTCCGGCAGCTGAAGCTGATTCGAATACAGAGCGCAACTGTGTATTTGATTGTGCTCCCGAACCACTTGCTGTTGCTGTTCTTGGTGAGGTGTGGAGTCCAAGAGCACTATCTCCAGCTGTTGCACCACCAGAGCCAGTAGCGCTTCTGACATTGTTAAGAAGCGTTGTGTTCCCAGATTCTCCAGTCCCACTCGCACTTGCTGACCTGATGTGTGTATGTAGCCCGTCTGCTGATTCAGAACCAGAACCCGAAGCACTTGCGGTTCTCGGTGCAGTGTGCAGTCCTGTCGCCAATTCCGAACCATTGGCCGAAGCGTTGGCTGTTCTCGGAGCTGTATGCAATCCATTTGCGGTATCTGTTCCAGAACCTGAAGCATTTGCCGTTCTTGGGGATGTGTGTAGTCCAAGTGCGTTTTCCGAACCAGTTCCATTGGCTGAACCAGAACGTGGCGATACGTGCAGACCGTTTGATGTTGTTGAGCCGTCACCAGAAGCGCTTGCAGTTCTTGGCGCGGTGTGCAGGCCAGTTGCGCTATCGCCAGTAGTCGATGAGCCCTCGCCCTGAGCGGTTCGAATATTGTTATGGAGTGTTGAGGTGGCTGAATTTCCAGAAGCCTGACTTGATGCGCTTCTAATATGTGTATGTAGAGAAGAATCTGATTCCGTTCCTAAACCTGAAGCATTTGCGGTTCTTGGAGCTGTATGTAGGGCGCTAACAAGTTCTGTTCCGTTTCCGGAGCCAGTGACGCTTCTTGGTGAAATGATAAGTCGATAAGCAGACTCTGTTGATTGGCCGAACGCACTTGCCGTTCTCGGTGAGGTATGTAGAACTTGTGCACTTGAACTTCCAGATGCACTTCCAGTTGCCGTGTGATGAAGTGTCCTGAGCTGGGTCGATGAAGCAGAACCAGAGGCAGACGAGCTCGCCGAGCGTGGCGCAGTATGCAGACCAGTTGCGTTGTCTCCCGCTGTTGCAGAACCACTGCCCTGGCCAGTTCGTATGTTGTTGTGCAGCGTCGAGTTAACCGAAGAACCAAGTCCAGAAGCAGAAGCACTTCGCAGAACCGTGCGTACGCGAGCAGCAGTAGAGCCTGATGTGCCATTTGCCGAAGCGCTGCGTATTACTGTGTGCAGCGTCGATGCAGACGAGGAGCCATTTGCGTCTCCAGTCGCGCTTCTTGTTACATAACTGTATCCAAGATAGAAAGGACTAGAGCCCCTGAATGGCTCAGAGAACCCAAAAACATGCGGACTCGACATGAGGGCTTAACCCTCCGTAATTAGTCGAGCGTCAGTGTGAGCGAGGTAATCTCGAAAGTGTCACCTGCGGTTACTGAAGCATTAGAAGACAGCTGGCCGTACCAGAGTGCTGTTCCGCCTGTTGATGCGTCCCACATTGACCAGTGACTATAGACTTCAGTTGCTGCAACGTTTGTCCATACAACTGAGGCATCCGAGGTCTTTGAACCACCGGAAGCTGGGTCGAAAGAAACCGCATGGCGTGTTGTCTCTGTTGCAACGCTTGCGGTGCAATCTTCGCCTGGGTTACCTGTGTGCAACTGAAGATATGTTGCTGAAGCTGAATACGCCGAGCCTGCACCGTCTAAAGAGTCAAGCCAGAGGTTTTCAAGTGAATTTGATATTGTCATGTGATTGACACTTTCTACGAGGCTCCGGCTTACACCGGCTTGCCTTTAAGAATAACATAGCCCCAATTTTTATGGGGTTAGTTCAATTTGTACAGTGAGGTCGGCACCAGCGAAGAGTGAACCAACTTGGTCAATATCAACAGAAATATAATCCCCTGTTTCAAGTTCTTGTAGGTTTGGCGTTGCTGTTGGACAAGTAACACTCCCTGCAAAAATTTTTGGTCTTGCTAATTGGCTTGTAAAAATGGTAGAACCATTGACATTTACGTCAACGATAATGTCTGCGCCAGTTGACGGAGTTGATACTGATGCCCTTACATTACTTAGTGTCATTGGTCCTGGCACATAGAATCTTGCTTTGCCAACCCCGACGCTCAGCGTCCCAGGAACTGTAAAAATTTGGACTTGGTACAGAAATTGCTGGATGCCAGGAGCTCTGGCAGACGTAATAATGATTCTGTTGGGTGTCTCTGTTGCTGTTATTACATTGACAACATTTGTATTGCTCATCTTGTTACCTCAAGTGACAACGTGAACACTCCTTCAATTATTCTGTCCACCTCGTTTGATGGAGAGATTATTTCTAGGTCATATACACCTGACGTTGTCAGGTCTCTCGTGTCTTCTGCTCTTATGAAAAGCTGAATCGTCCCTTCAGTTCCACCAAGCGTAATTCGGTCATTTTCGGTGGTTAAGGTGATGTCAGGGCTGGCTGAATTCACATATTTTCTGACGTGCATTCGAGCTGTGTATCCGGTTAGGTCCCAATTCAAGAACTCTGGGCACACATTGGGGTCAACGCAATTTGCTGGGTAGTCAGGGTTTGGGTATTGCAGGGTCATCAATAGGTCGAACGTCGAACCTTGCTGACAAATAATGTTGTGCTTTCCGGCAACCATTGACACGAAAATCTCCAATCACGCCCTGAAAGATTGTAGATTAGAAAATGGCGCCGGAAAGGCACGTTACGGTTAGAGGACCGAGCCGGACTCCTTGTTTGAGCCAACATTTTTTAGACCCATTGCCATAGCAACGGATGCTGCTACCGCCACAACTCCAACTTTTACATTGTCCATGTCGGTCAATGCGTCGAAGTTAGAGCCAGCTACAACCCATGCGCCAAGGTAGGCCTGGATGAATGTTTTTACTGCTCTTTCTACTGTGTCTTTAAGGAACTTGCTATTCATTATTTTCTCCTTGCTGGGGGTTTTGCCAGCTATCCAATATTACCCCCATCCCAAAATTGCTGGTCGTCAAGCAATTTGCCGGCTGCCGTGATACCCATATGTAGACTGGGCCTGTGGATAAAAAAAATATCGAACTTTCCCTGTACCCAATCGTGATACGTCAATCCCGTTATGCCGGCGTCTACGAAGGGGGACTTTGGTTTGCAATCCCAAACCACGAGGAAACTGGTCTATCGGATGACTATGTGAGATATATACATGGGGACGATTGTGATTCTTTTGATTTCTGGAGCTATGACATAACAAAATTGTACGGAATTGGAAATACGCCCGACGAAGCTCTTCAGAACTTGATTTCCAAACACTCGGCGGCAGAATCTGAGACCACTTACAAAGATATTCGTGATAGTTTTACCGAGCACGTTGAAGCTCGTAAAGAACATTTTACCCAACGTCTCTCAGACATCATGAACATACACATTGAACGTACCGACTACTTTGAGCAAAGTTCTGGCTTTAATACGGCCAGCAACCAACAAAGAAACGACAACATCTAGGTGGCCGCTATGCCTCGACGAAGAACGGTTGGATTTCTTTCTGGAGACTGGTCCTGGGGAACAAATCCACTTCAGCCAAACGGATGTGCCTGGTATAGATGCACTTTGCCGATTAACGAATTAACCAAGCATCACTGGGTGTGCGGGCTTGGTTTTCCTGGGTTCACTCATGATAAAGGTTTTGGAATTATCCAAGATGAAAACAAAATTGTTCAAGGTTGGGACATTGTTGTTTTTAAGTTGTTGATGCAGCGCGCGGTGCTTGAATATATACCGCGGGCAAAAGAATTAGGCCAAATAACCGTTGTTGATGTTGATGATTTTTTTGATGGGCTTCATCCGACAAATAAAGCATTTGCTGGAACCGACCCAGAAAAAAATAAAGATAACAACCGTGAAATCTACGCGCAAATTATTCTTGAGGCAGATGCAGTAATTACTTCAACTCCATTTTTATACGACCATTATTCAAAACTGCGAAACAACGTTTATTTGGTTCGCAATGGGATTGACCTACCAAGGTGGAAGCCACGGAAACGTCGTCTACATGCAAGAACAACAATTGGCTGGGTTGGAGCAACCCCATGGCGGTCTAACGACCTAGAACAATTGAGTCCCTGGTTTTCCTCCTACATGCACTCTCGACGTTTGCGCTTTCATCACTCTGGTCACACTTCGGATGCTCCGCTTGCTCAGGATTTGCTTGGGCTGAGGGATGAGATTTGTTCTACTTTCCCTCTTGTCCCAATTTTAAGTTACCCACAATTGTTTCAACCAATCGATATCGGTATTGTCCCACTCAACAATGTGCCTTTTAATCACGCAAAGTCTTTTATAAAAGGTCTTGAATATGCGGCGTCAGGAATTCCTTTTGTGTCTTCCTATTCTCCTGAGTATCAGTATCTTGCCGACCATGGCATCGGACGAGTTGCGCACAATGAGGACGAATGGCTCTACCACCTAGATGAGTTACGCGTTGAGTCAATAAGAAATGATGAAATCGCTCATAACTTTGAGATGCTTGAAAATTTCACCATGGAGCGTCGCGGTTTAGACTGGGATTCAGTGCTCAAACAGATACTCGGTAGGTAGTTGTATTATGAGGTGTATATGATTCCTGACCTTGACCAACAATATGTTCTACTATCCGTTCCAGCTCCGGAGCCTGGGCCGGCAGACTGGAACGATGATGGATTCGTTGTTAAGAAAAAATTGCTTCCAGAAGATTTAATGGCCAATTACGAACGTTGTTGGTTGGAGCATAACTCTGAGCGTCCTGGAGGATGGCCTGACTGTACGCCATACCGTCGACATCCAGAGGTAATGGAAATTCTTACCTGTCGAGAAATCAATGACACAATGTTAGAACTTATTGGCGAGCCAGCTGCCGTTCATTTGAACCTTACTGGCTGGAGAACGACTACAAGGAACTGGCATCAAGACACATACCTCAATCCTCCTCATGTCGGGGATTATTACGTGGCAGTGTGGATTGCTCTTGAAACTATTCATCCAGATTCTGGTCCATTCCAATTTATTCCTGGTTCGCACAGGTGGAGAACTGTTACACAAGAAAAAATACTGGATGCATTAACTCCTGCCGAGCGAGACTATAGATGGCCAACCCATAGCGAAAGATTACTAACTCCAATTTTTGAACATCAGATTCAAAAAAGAAATCCAGAAATAATTACATACCTTCCAGAGCGTGGAGACGTTCTTTTTTGGCATGGCAGACTTCTTCATAGGGGTTCTATTGCAAATGTTCCCGGCATGCAACGAAAAGCATTAATTGCTCATTACTCCGGCATAAGACATAGGGAGGATATGCCGCCAGCCCAAAGACACAAACTTGGCTGGTATTTCCCTGTAGATGGGGGCAATACAGGAAATGAGTGATGCAAACGTACCATATCCAACAGATGGTGGAGTGGAAAAAAACTTTCGAGATGAACTAGGTAAATTAAATGCACCTAAAGTTTTAGAGTTAGGTACGCTTCAATGGAAGCCTGGAGTCTCAACACATCATGGCGGGTGGCTGCCAGATGGAGCAATTCATGTAAAATCAGACATTCAACCAGGCGGAGATGTCGATGTTGTCGCCGACGCACACGACCTGGCTGCATTTCATGATAATGAGTTTGATGTATTTATAGCAATTAGTGTTTGGGAACATCTTCGCAAACCATGGATTGCGGCAGAGCAAGCAGCTCGCGTCCTGAAGCCAGGTGGTTTGCTCTATGTAGCCACACACCACACATTCCCTGTTCACGGGTATCCATCCGACTACTGCAGATGGACAGATAAAGGATTAGAGGGATTATTCGATTCCCCAACTTGGCGTAATCAGGTTAGCGCTTTGTCTTATCCGTGCAAAATAGTCCCAGACGAGCGAGTCAAAGTGTGGAACACTGTTGCTCCAGCTTTTTTGAATGTTGATATTTTCGCTATAAAAAATTAATTATTCAGCTAAATAAGCATCAATATCTTTGCTGATTATTTCTAGCGAAATATCAATACCCTTTCTTTGCCACGCGTTGGGCCAGGGCGCTGAACTTTGCTCCATTTTCCCTATTTGGTCTTCTGTCGGGGTTGTTTTTGGCTCGTGGTCTCTTCTGCCGTCATCTTTGTATTTTTCTGCCACCCATGGGAATGTCTCTCCAAAAACATTTCTTTCACCAAGTAGGAAGCCATTTGCATATCTTTTTATTCTGGTTCCATCTTTGTTGATTAAAAATTTTTGAAAGTTACCGGACAATGGGATAACAACTTTTTTTCCAGTCGTATCGACCGGTGGCTCATCGGACCATGGTATCTCTTCTGCGTGGTATGGAACTCCGTTTTCCTGTAAATCTGCTTCGTGTCCACCAGTTAGATACCACCAAAGCGGATGTTGCTCTTGCAGTTTTACTTTTCCTGGGACAAACGTATTGTCGTATGTATGCTTGTCAAATCTCCCATTGGTTAATTCTGAGAATTCATATGTTGTGCCAAAATTCTGTTCAGCGTATTGTTTGGCCAATTCACCTGGTTCCATATGAAGGTCGTGCTCTTCGATGTAGGCCTTCAGACCATTCTGGAACTCTGGGTAACCGTGACACGTAAAGTCATCGACCACAACGGCAAGAATATTGAAATCATCTACATTTTTGTATTTTTGGTTCAGCTCTTCGAGTACAGAGTGCTGGGGGATGTTCCCACAACCAGCCGCAACATTAAACAAGAGAGTGACCTTACCTTTGCGTGACGACAGTATGTCGTTTTGCTTTTTATCTGCCGATGCCAACTTAATGTCATAAATAGAGAATGGCAGAATTGTTTCTTGCGCTTCAGAAATATAATCATTACTTAACATTGCCATGAAGACATAATAACACTCATTCCTGTAGTGGTAGAATTGGAGGTATTTTTTTACCTTGGAGGCAAAATGTTCCGTTTGCGGCGCCGAATTAATAAGCCCGCAGCCATCATGGCTGTACCTTCTGTATTTTTCCTGCTTTTATCCATCTTCGGTTTCTCTACTTCGGTTTCAGCTGACTCGCTCCCCGATACCGGCTTCGAAGATGGCACGCTAACCGGGTGGAACACTGGCAGCCAAACAGGCAATCTTGGTGCTTCGATTACAGGTAACGGAACTGGTGTAACAGTATTTACTGGTTCTAGGACATTTGCTCATGGCGCCCGCGGAGCAATGGGTAGCCCGACACTTTCCAATGGGTCGCCAAACCCATATTACGCCCCAGCGGTAACTGCTGGAAGTTGGACATTCGGCCCAAATAATGCCACTTATGCAGTTGCTATGCAACCAAAAAATGAACAAACATTCTCCCAGGCCATGACTGCTCTCGGCTTGTCTGGTAGTCCGCAAACAGCAATACAGGCACAGTTGACCGCAGATAGGAATGCATCCGGATTCGGTAGTCCTACTCCTACAGATGCCGCTTGGATTACTAGGGATGTACAACTCACCGCTGGTGTTACGTACACGATGTCATGGAATTATCTGGGCACCGACTATGTTCCGTACAATGATGGTTCGGTAACAGGATTGGTTCCAGTTACTGTTTCTGGTACTCCAGTGATAACTGTCAATAACTATGTTCAGTCTTATGCGCTTCTTGGCTTTACAAATCCTGGAACTGGCGACTATTCAACAAACTCATTTGGTTCAACGGGTTGGCAGACTTCTACATATGAGGTTGACACAACAGGAACGTATCGACTCGGTTTTGCAGTTTTTAACCTCGGTGACACATCCCTGTCGCCGGTTTTAATGGTTGATAGTGAGGCTGGTTCTACAGAGCGTTGTGTTTCTGGAACGTGCACAACATTCGGTGGGGTTGAGCCAAATAATGAAACTGCTCCCACGGCTCCACCAACAACTGCCGCGGAAACAACCACCACTTCTACAACTAGTACGACTACTACGACCACTCTTCCACCTGCTCCAACATCTTTGGTTGTAACAAGCCTTGATGATACGACTTCAAGCGGAACGTTTCGTTGGGCTATTACTCAAGCCAACGCAAACACTGGCGGAATCTACGACTCCATTACCTTTGACACCGATGGAACCATAAGCCTTGCTTCATCACTCCCAGCGATTGTTGGAACACTAACGATTACTGGTAATGGTAGAACCAACACAATAATTGATGGAAATAATGCATACAGACCTTTCTATGTTGGTCAAGGAAACTCATTGACTATTTCAAATATGACTTTGAAAAAGGGTTTAAACGGAGACGGCGGACTTGTATTCAATACTAAGGGAACAGTTTCTGCAAACAATGTTCGCTTTACGGGAATGTCTGGTGGAACCGCCGTATTCAATAAAGAGGGTGGAACCGTTGCCACTTATGCAAACTCTACTTTTGACTACCTAAATGTTGGCATTTCAGCAGACCATGGCTCAACACCTTCTCTCCCTTCAGGAGAAACAACTTGGGAAGGGAAAGATGATTCGTTATCGTCAAACCGAACCTATGTAGATAACTGTGTGTTTGACAATAATAATGCTGCAATTAACAGCCAGCGGTTCACCAAAGTTGAGAACTCAACATTCATAAACAACTCATATGGTGCGAACATCCAAGGCTGGAACAGAAGCCAAGTACTTGATTCGACATTTTCAAACAATGGGATAGCCGTTTACCACAATGCCTGGATTAACACAGGAACAAACATGGGAACGAACCTGCGCCTTATCGACGGTAACACATTTGCCAACAATGGAATTTCTATCTACCTTGATGACACATATACAAATAGTCAGAAAAACCAGAGTTGGTCAACCATCTCCAATAACTCATGGGATGCAAACGGCGTTTGGGTCCGCTACTACCAGTGGAATGGAACAACTAACGCAGTAGGAACGGCGCGCCCATATACAACTGGAACAGTATTTACGCAAAGTCTAAACACATTTCCGAACACAATTGGTGCCCCTAGCAACCTAACAGCAACCGATACTGGTACATCAATAATTCTCTCATGGTCTGCACCAACGACTGGTGGATACCTTCCAGAACGTTATGCCATCAGTTTGAACACAGAGGGACAAAATGGTTGGGGTGTCGCTACTGGAAATGTCGGCGATACAAATGCCTTGAATACTACTTACACAATTAGTTATTCATTGCTTGAAAGCTTGATGCCAAGCGGAACTACTTGGCTTTTCCATATCCGCTCCGATAACGACACATTCGGCAAGTATTCAGCAAACTCCAACGTTATTTCGGTTCAGGTTGGGACTCCACCGTCTACAACTACAACTACAACTACAACGACCACAACGGTGCCAGTGGGGGAATCGCAGCCAGCGCCAGTAGCGACAATACCCACACCAGAGCCGGAAGTAACGACCCCTGAACCATCCGTCCCAGAGAATACACTCCCAGAAGAAACCATCCCTGAACAAGAAGATTTGCCGACGACAGAAACAACCATAGAAACGCCAGAAGAAACAACGACGCCCGTAGAAGCGCCAGCAGAAGAGCAAACGGATACAGAACAAGGTCCACAGAATGAGCCTATAGCCGAAGTTGAAGAAATACTTACCGCTATAGAAGACCTTCCAGAAGATGCAACCCCGGAAGAGCTGGCCGCAGTAATCGATGAGGTTCTGGCAGACGCGAGCGCGGACGAAGTTGCTGCCGTCCTTGCCTCAGTATTTGAAGAAGCTACAACAGAAGAAATTGTTGCCGTGCTTACCACGGTATTCGAAGATGCATCAAGTGCTGAAGTTGTGGAAATTCTTTCGGCGACATTTGCTGATGGCGCCACTGACGCAGAAGTTGCAGCAGTAACTGAAGCAATCCTTTCAGATGGAGTAACAGAAGAAGCAGTTTCTACATTGGTCGACGTTCTTGAAAGTGGTGTAATAGATGAATCACAGGTTCAGGATGTAGTTGCAGAAATTCTTCAAGAAGAAATTAATGATGAAGTTGCAACAGCACTTGCTACTAGTGCTGCAGTAATCCAGAACATTACCGCCGAACAGGCTACAGACATCTTCGAATCAGTACCAGTTGGCGACCTTACAGAAGCAGATGGAGCGGCAATCGTTAACGCAGTACAGGATGCACCAACCGACGTTAAGGAATCTTTTGAAGAAGAAATTAACGTTTTCTCTGGAGTTTTCGACACATACGTTCCGCTTGATTCAACCATTGACGTTGGGACAAGAAGAACTGTTATTGCGGTAAACTTGGTTGCTAGCACTGTCGCACTTGGGGCAGGAGCTGGTGCACTTCCTAGTTCCGGTTCCACTGCTGGCCCAAGACAAGACTTGGTTGCCAGAAAAGAGGAAGAGGAAGAGGAGGGTGGAGGCATTGAGGGCGAAGGTCCTGAATGGATAAAAGCAATATCTATTTACAAATATATAGACGGAGTAAAGGTCATGGACTGGAAAAACTTCATTAAGAAATTCACATACGGAGTGATGGCTTCTGGTTTCACTCTTGCTGGTGCCACCGTTATGTATTTCACCCTTTCTGGGCTAACTCAACAGATTGCCCTCTGGGGAACTACAATTGCATTCGCTTGCGCGATGTACTTGCACATGAAGGAACCAGACTGACATAAATCATGTAATGTTGTCTCGATATGGAGAAAATCAATCGCGGACAATTTTTACGTGAAATATATGAGAACTATATCCATGGTGGGGTGACCCATTACGCGGGTTTTTCTGAGTTTGGTGACCGCGGTTATGACTATTCCAAAAATGGACATTCTGGTCCGGAAATATTATCTAATTCAACTGGTGGATTATTCACTTATCGCGTTAATACGAGTGGTTTTATAGGAAATGATTTCATCCAGAACCCGGATATCCTCGCTCTCGGGTGCTCTGTGACTGCTGGCGTTGGTGTAAAAACGTGTTATTCATGGCCACAATTATTGTCTCAAAAAACTGGAATGTCTGTTAATCAGTTTGGAATGCCGGGGGCATCGATTTCCCTTCTTTTTAGTTTATTTTTAGAATCAATAGCCCAATACGGTAAACCAAAATATGTTTTACTGTTAGCGCCTGAGCTAACAAGGCACTGGATGTATGACACATCCCATACTCGGCGTGCTCGTTATTATTATGATGAGGAATCTGGGTTTTTCCGCTGTTTTGATAAAGACCAAACAATCAAAATGGACATGGATAGCTCAAGCGTTGACTTCAGGACAATTGCTGGTAATTCCTTTAGCGCATTGACAAATTTGTCAATAGTTTGCAAGTTGCTTGGAATCGAATATCGATTTTTTTCATGGCAAAACGAAGACAATCAAATATTTAAAGAATATGATTTTTCTGGGTATGCGCACAATATCCCGCAATACCTAAGAGATTGGCATTCCAACCACCTAAAGCCCAATCAGGAGAATAGGCCATATTGGTATTTGGGTATGGACAAAAGCCATTGCGGCGTAGCGGAACATTATGTATATAGAGATAGATTCATGATGGCAATGGGTCTGTTGAAGGAAGATAATCCCCACTCCACCCAATAACAGCTTAGTTTTGTTGTAAAATCTAGTACTGCTATTAACTTACTAGTTTCTGAAAAGAGTTAACAATGAGCAAGCTTGCATGGGACTATATCGTCCCCGTAGTTCTACCAAAAGACCTTAAAGGAGTAGAGCCAGGAAAACTCCCTGCCAACCTTCTTAAAGCAGTTCCTGGTGGCGGCAAAATGCATTGGATTGCCGCATCTGCGTGGACCGCAATGGTTGAAAAGGCAAAGTCCGAAGGGGTTGAGCTAAAACCAACTTCCAGCGGCGACACATATCGCGATTATGAGAGCCAGAAAAAAGGATTTTTGACCCGCTACCAGCTTGAGCCAGTGGCCGGTACCAGCACAAAAACATTTGAGGGAAAAACCTGGTATCTCAAGAAGGGTATGGCGATGCTTGCCACACCTGGTAAGTCGCAGCATAACCTCGGCTTGGCCGTTGATGTTGCCAATGCATCAGAACCAAAAAGAATTAACTGGCTTATTGCGAATGTAAAAGAGTTTGGTTTCTCATGGGAAGTCGTTCCTAGCGAACCATGGCACCTCCGCTATGTAAACGGTGACAATATCCCTGCATCTGTCAAAACATGGATGGATGCGAATGGCGTAACAGCTCCAGCTGGAGGCGCCGCAGCACCAGCAGCGGGCGGGAACGAAATTAGCAAATTGCAAGAAGCACTTAAGACTAAAGGTTTCTATAAGGGTGAAATAAATGGTCAAAAAGATGCGGCTACAGATGAGGCAATAAAAGCCTTCAAAGTTGCAAATAAACTTCCAGCCGATTCCGTACCTGGTCCAAAAGTAAAAGAACTACTCGGACTGAATTAGTTATGACTGAAATAATCGTGGCAATCGTTGGTGTTATTGGATTGGTTGCAGTTGCGCTAATCGAAAAGGATAGACGCTCCTCCAAAACGATGTGGGAAGAGAATAAAGCCGACCATAATTATGTTGTTGAAAAAATAGAAACACTTGGCAAAGACTTAGGTCGCTCTATCGATAAAACAAATAAATCAATCGACCGAGTTGAATCGAAACTTGATGGTCATATTCGAGACCATGCGATTGGAGACCTCTAATGTCTAGCAAAAAGCCAGCAAAAAGAAATGTATCGAACTCGGCCCCAGCCGCACCAAAGGTTGACGATGGATTCAACGTCCTATACGTAGGCGCCAAGTCAGTTAAGCACTGCTGCCCAGAATGCAACCGTCTAACCGGGAAAGGTATTTTGCGTGAATACAAAAATACTCTTTATTGCTCAAGAGGATGTGTTCTAGTTTTCAAGCGTCGTGAGTCATTGGTATGAAAAAAGATTTATTAGTAAATGTACTACTTCGAATTCTTGCCACTTTTGCTGCATCCGGCTTGGGAGTTATCGGTGCAGGAACTATCGCTGGTGTTCCAGTACTCAAAGCTGTCTTCATGGCTGGAATTGCAGGGGTTGCAGTCGTAATTGAAGGCCTCTCACGCGCATTCCTTGAAGACGGAAAACTTTCAAGTTCTGAAATAAATGACGTGTTCAACAAGGTTGATAAAAAAGCACCAGCAAAAACAGAGGTGAATGATGCCAGGTAGCCACGAAAAGTCTGAGTGCCAATGTGCATATTGCAGTTGTGAAACTTGGTGCGCAAACGATTGTCCCTGCGCCGAATTGATGGGTGCCAGTGCATGCACAAGTCAACACGATTAATCAAACTGCTTCCAATCATTTTGATTGCGGTTTCAGCCTGCGGTTATGATGGAAAGTATCGCTATTCATGCCAAGACCCTGCGAACTGGGGAACAAAGGAATGTGAGCCACCAGTATGCGAAGTAGATGGGAATTGCACAGAAACCTTACTTGGATGGGACCCAACAGAAACAACAGTAGAAATAATTCCGACCGAGGAGACGGTGGCACCATGAAAAACAGACTCACTCCAGCAGAGCTTGATGCTCGCCTTAAATTCGTCGTTGGATGCGTTCTAGCTGGTGTTTTGTGTCTGACAACAATTGGCGTCCTCTACGCTCTCGTTTTCGTAACACAGCCAATTGGTGCTCAAGCTGAGAATGACAAGATGTTTTTTGGTGTGCTTTCAAGCGTTGCTACCTTCATCACTGGAACGCTCGCTGGTTTAATGATTTCAACTGGACGTTCCTCGGAAGACAAAAACGGTAATGGCATTCCAGACGACCTAGAGGGTCAGCAATAAAGAATTCTCGCCATGCCAGGTTGTTGTCCAAAATTCCCACCAGCACAAAATTTTGACTCAACACGGCTTCGTCGCAAGATGGAGGAACGTAAGGCACGAAAAGCTGAGCGCGACAAACCGAAAGAAAAGTGATGCATCAGCTCAACTTGCACAACGATTATGAATCATGGCTGTATGCAGAGCATAAAGATATATGGGTCTTTGACAAGTTGATTGTTGCTAGAAAAGCTGGTCATTTATGTGGTCCTCGCGGCATGAAGGTTCCCAAACCTGGAATCTACATGGTTCGCCCAGTCATCAATTTCCATGGGATGGGTGTTGGCGCACGCACAATGTATCTCGAGGATAAAACGGACCATTTGAACCCTGGTGAATTTTGGTGTGAATATTTTGACGGGGAGCATGTAAGCGTTGACTACAGGGGGACAAATCCGATTATCTCTGTTGTTGGGACAAAAGATTCAAACAATCCGCATCAGCGTTTCATCCACTGGAAAAAGGTGGACCACTTTGTTCCACTGCCTCAAATGCTGGTGTGGATGTGTCTTCGTTACAAGACAATCAATTGTGAATTTATCGGCGGGAAATTAATTGAGGTACATCTTAGGGGTAACCCAGATTTCTCGTATGGGAACACGGAAATGATTCCGGTTTGGAAGGGAAATACAACAACCCCACCAAGCGGTTTTAGATTTATAGCCGATGATGACTCAACAAACGACGAAAGAATTGGGATATTCGTAAACTAAAAGATTATAAACTAGTCAATAATCTTATGGAGTCCTTTGTTTTCTCTTTGCAGGCCATTCATTCCTAAGTCTGTACCAGCTTCTCATGGACGCCATCTGCAAAATAATGAGCCTTGCTCTCACTAGGTTCCCTCTTTAGGTCAGCGATTAATTCTTGTTGTATCCGTATTGGCGTTCAAATTCCTGCCATTCGCGGAATGAGCCACCACTCCCATAGTTGTAGTCCTCTACTGTTTTCATAAGGGCCTTATGGGCGGAAATAACGATTGCTGCGGCAATAAGGAGAATGATAATCATGGGCATGATTATCTCATGCAATCTCTAAAAACGATGCAACTCTTGTTATTATTTAAAAATTAGATAGGAGGTATCGCCGTGTCAGATAACAAAATTTTTTCCGATATCAAGACGACAGCAGTATGTTTATTTCTCCTGCCGGCAATTGTCGTAGCTATTGTAAAATTCATGTACCAAGCACGCAACGATTTGCGCTTGCCGAACAACGATATGTGGGAGTAATCATGAGTGAAAGATTTTGGTATGGCGCGACAGTCCTGAAGGTGATAGATGGCGACACTGTTGAATTAATGATTGACCTTGGTTTCAATATTCACCACAAAATCAGGGTTCGCCTCTATGGAATCAATACACCTGAGTCACGAACCAAAGACCTTGCTGAAAAAGAAATTGGCTTGAAAGCCAAACAGTTTACAAATGACTGGCTCACAAGACACCAGTGGGTTTATGTAAACACAATCCCCGACAAAAATGATAAATATGGGCGCATTCTTGCTCGAATTTTTTCATCAGACAAAATTGATGACCCGTCCACAGCGTGCTTAAATGTGGATATTGTCCAAGCTGGGTATGCCAGGGAGTACTTTGGAGTTGGTGATAAAACGTGGAGCGAGTTCCTAAAAACCAAATAGACCAATTCCTCCACATACGCGGCGCTGTTGTGCCAGCAAAAATAAATTGGTTAATTGACAAACTTGAGTCAATGTCATTCTTGGATATGAATCAAACTGGAAGAAATGATGTTGTTCTTCATATCTGCCAAGAAGACAATGATTTGATATCCACAGAATTGAACTTATGGATTAAGAATGATTTTGAAACAATATTGAGGAGCCATGCAGATTCGATGCTTGGTAATAAATCCCACTTCAATGATTACGGTCGTGTTTTTTATCTAACAATCATGAAATATCCGAAGAATTCTGGTATCGGTAGACATAGTGATATTAGGGATGGGATTACCAATAAATTTGTTTCGGCGATTTGTTATATCAATGACAACTACGAAGGCGGAGAATTGGTCATTTTTGACAATTCTTCTCTTCCTGTACACATAAAACCATCTGCTGGAGACGTTGTTCTGCTTGGGCATGGGGTGGAACACGAGGCAATGCCTGTAACAAATGGCGAGAAATATGTGTTTGTTTTCTATTACGACATAGACCTGCCGGCTTCATAAGTGAGATAAAATTAGGTATCACCTGCCTGTCAAGGGATGCACCTAATTTTCTAAATTTAGCCAATGTTGTAGGCTTTCTGTATGGAATCAGAAATCACCTGGAATAAAGACGGTCACAGAGTCTCGCTGAGAATAGAAAAAAACAACCTTGTCATTTCCGGCGTTTCCTGCCCGCATCTTGATACAGATAATAAACCTTGTCACCTCACCGACGATGGCTGCGCAGTCAAATGGTTCCTGATGATGTATGGCCTTGAGTGCAATGTTGGCGTTGTTGACCCAGCACCAGAACTAGAGATTGCGTGGTCAATTGTTGGAAATCCGAACGAAGGTTTAACTTCTTGCCAGGTGTGGGTCATCCCTGTTGATGATGAGTTTTTTTCAGCATGGGCAGTGACACAAATCACACCTATTTAAAAAGGGTCTTGGCTACTGCTTTCTTGGCGCAAAAGGCTTATCGCGCTCAAAATGTGATGTATATCACTGAGCTCAAACAGCATTTTTGAGTTGATTTCGTAAATGTTTTTTGACCCGACTTTTGTCTTTGCTATTAATCCATGTTCCATAAGGGTTACAAGAGATTTTTGTATCGCGGCCTCGGTTAACCCAAGGTACAGGGATATTGCCCGTCTAGTCATTCCTGGTTGGAGAATCAGGGTAATCAGCACTCTGGCTGGGGCAGTAAGGAGTGATATCTCACCCTCTTTGGAGTAGAACATGGCATAGCTTGATTCGATTGCTCTGGCAATATTTTTTGCAATCTCATTGTTTACGCCTAATTGCTCATTAGCCCCTTTTGTTTTATCTGTCGTCATTGTGTCCCCATCATAGAGCACTGAGGGGATTACACGAGTGTGGTTTAATAGATACATACAGGGAAGCACACTGTGCCACCCTGCTGAATAGGTGCGGCTCCAAATCTAAACAAAAGGGAACGAATGCTTAAAGATAAATTACTCAGCCTGACAACAACCAAGTTCTGTGCCGTAGGGCTCATTATGGAGAAAATGGATAAAGAAACCAAGGAGGCTTTTGCCGAGGCAATGTGCAGCTCCGTTGGTGACAAGACCATCTCTAATGTCCTCGGTTCAGAGGGGCTAAAAATATCTCGCGAAGCGATACGACTTCGCCGGATTTGCTTTACCGAAGAGGGAAGCAAAGAGTGCAAATGCCGTATGGCGGAAAAGAGCGTTAAAAAATGACTACCAGCAAAAAGCCTAAGACATCGATAGCGAACAAGCTTTCTTCTATCGCCCACAAGCCCGAGAAGGAAGCAATCCGCAAGGAGTTCCTCGAATCGCTTGCCACGACATTGAAAAAGAAGGGGATTGACCCATCTGATATCGGGCATATCAAAAAGTTCTCGACATATCAGACAATCACCAAGGGCGAAGACGGTGAAGCAGAGGTTCATGACCTGTGGGCATTTCAGTTCAGCCCAGCATTTGAAGATGGTCCTGATTGGCCTGTAATCCAGCCAGGCCCAGCAGTAACATTGACAAAATCAACGGTGAAGAAAACCCCACGAAAGGGTTTTAAAACCGCTGTCATTGTGCCTGATATACAGATTGGCTACTACCGTCTCGACGATGGGAGTTATGAGGCATGTCATGATGAAAAAGCAATTTCAATTGCTCTTCAGGTGATAGCAGACCTTCAACCAGAACTCATTGTCTGCGTTGGAGACAACCTTGACTTCCCAGAACTCGGCAAATACCGCCACAGTCCTGCATATGCGTACACGACACAGAAGTCAATTGACCGCGCAACAGTGCTTGGCTTTGAACTTCGTGATGCCGCCCCATCAGCGAAAATCATCTGGCTTGCAGGAAACCACGAAGAGCGGTTACCTAACTTCATCCTCGACAATGCGAAGGCAGCGTTCGGACTACGTAAAGGCAACACTCCTGAGTCGTGGCCTGTCATGTCGGTTCCAAGCCTTTGCCGTTTCGATGAATCAAAGATTGAGTACAAGCCTGGATACCCTGCTTGCGATTTTTGGATTAACGAGAAACTCCGTGTTATTCACGGAAACCGCGTAAAATCCAATGGCTCAACCGCCCACATCTACCTGAATCAAGAAAAAGTTTCGGTGATATACGGACATATCCACCGCAAGGAAATCGCGTGGAAGACGCGACTTGATTACGACGGCCCCCGAACAATCATGGCCGCATCCCCAGGATGCCTTGCTCGTCTCGACGGCGCAGTTCCAAGCACAAAAGGCGGAATCGACCTTGACGGACGCCCAGTACCAGTCACTGAAGACTGGCAACAAGGGCTCGGAGTTGTGTATTACCAAGATAGTGGTGAGCACAAGTTCTCTTACGAAAACATGCACATCTACAACGGATGGGGTATGTATCAGGGAGTTGAGTACCGCGCAAAGTAGATAGTAGGTTCCGGTGGCGCAATCGGATAGCGCAAAAGACTTCTAATCTTTAGGTTGTAGGTTCGAGTCCTACCCGGAACGCCATTTAGCACATCGCTAATATGAGTCGTATAAGTTCATTCCTGAAAAGGGGAAACATGGAAACAGGTATTGACCAGTTCGGTTTTGTGCGTCTTGATGCATCTATGGCAGATGATATATCAGTAGTTAATTCTGCTCGGGTTTCTTTTGCCAAGAGCCAAACCGAGATTGACGATGCAGCGAAGGGTCTTATTAATTTCCTGATGAGAGAGCGTCATGGAACCCCATTCGAACACAATTCATTTCGATTCCACATCAAATGCCCTGTATTTGTCGCGCGCGAATGGTTTAGGCATCGAATTGGTTCTTTCAATGAGTTTTCTGCCCGATACAGCGAAGTGATTGATGAGTTCTTTGTTCCAAATGACTTTGAGGTGCGGAAACAGGTGGGCAAACCTGGTGCGTACCACTTTGCTCCAGTTGATGAGGATGTTGCACTAGAAGCTGTTGCAATCATCGATAAGGCAAATAAGATTGCTTATGAAGCATACAAAAAAATGCTTGACATGGGCGTAGCCAAAGAACTTGCTCGCACCGTTCTCCCAATGGGGATGTATACAGAGTTTTATTGGACAGTCAACGCGCGTTCACTAATGAACTTCCTTTCTCTTCGTTTAGATAAATCTGCGCAAGCTGATATACGTAAATATGCGCGGCGAATTGAAGCAATCTTTGCTCAACAAATGCCGGTCACATACAAGGCATGGGTTGAGAACGGTCACGTCTGCCCATAGAAGCATCTCCTGTGTCACAATGAGTTCATGCATGAAGTGGATAAACTCATCTCAATCCTAACTGGTGGCGCAAGAATAATTGTTGACAAACCGGTTGACAAAATCGGTCAACTCGTCGAAGAAGAGAGAGACCTAGCAAATGCTCTCATCAAAATTGCTGCCAAGTACGGGAAATTCAATGAGGATGGGACTGGCATTTGGGCTGGTTATGACAGGGCGTCAATGAATGAAGTTAAAGACATTGGCGTCAAATGCTCAAATTGTGTTTTATATCAAGGTGGTGCTTCGTGCGCGATTATCGCAAGTGCAGTAGAGCCAGAAGGAAAGTGTCGTTTCGCCATCATTCCTGATGGTGTCGTAAAAATGGGTAAATAGGTTAAGATATCCCCACCAATGGTGGGTAGCTCAGTTGGCAGAGCAAGGGACTGTTAATCCCTGGGTCGCAGGTTCGAGCCCTGCCCCACCAGCAATGGCATATGAACTTGTTGGAATTCAACCAAAGTCGTATTTGGGTATTTGCGTACGTATGAATATCTGGATTTGGAAAGATTTCCTTGAATTGCTTTTCAAAGTTGGCGCAATAAGCAGCAAGGAAAAACAGGAACTTATGTTTAACGACTGCGGATTGGTATTTGATGGCACGCGTTGTACTGATATATCGAACAAAATCGCCAAAATTATTGACAATCAATTGCAAATTAATGGTAACCATCTCCGTTTGGCGTATATGTTTCTTTCTGACTGTGGCGGGTTTTACATCAGATGATTGATGAAATTCCAAAGAAAATATGGCAAACCCATATGTATCCGGACAGAGACTCTTTGCCTCTTTATATGAAGGGCCCGAGTTTTTCCTGGTCTGAATTAAATCCAGACTTTTCCTATAGGTACATATCCAAGGAGGAGAGGGAATCATTTATCTCTGAATATCACGATAAGGATTGGTTGTTGATATTTAGGCTTGCCGACTCCCAGATTACCCAGTCTGAGATTTGGAGACTTCTTTGCCTATACGAAGATGGTGGGGTATATGCGGACATTGACACTGTTTGCATAAATGAAATTCAGTCATTCGTTGATATGCGAGCAGATTTTGTAATCGAATCATGGGTTGTAAATAACTCACAGGATGGTTCAAATCAAAACAACAGGCTGATTACCGACACAGAAGGCGTTTTGAGGGAGGTAACAAATTCGGTTTTTGCAACAAAACCACACGGTCGTTTTATTTCATTACTTGTAAAGACTATTAAAGAAAAATGTTTAAATCAAATTGCTTCAGGCAATTTAAATATACATATCGACCTAACTGGCCCTCAAAGTTACGCCGGCACATACATGTCTAATCATGAAGCGAAAGAATATGCCAGATTCTTTGACCAAGAAAACATTATTGAGTTGACTGGCTCAGTGAACTGGAATGACTTCAGAAGGACTAGCGAACCGTTTAGGTTCTCAGAACTCGACTCCGCATACGGCGATATTTCCCTGGATACGCAGAACGAGATAAAATTTTTCCGCAATTCTGGTCATGGCGGCTTTACCTACGATAAATAATCGTTGACACATTTGGTGATATAGTTCAAATGCGCAGTAGCTCAAAGGAAGAGACACCCACGCTATCTAGTGGGAGGTTCCAGGGTTCGACTCCCAGGCTGCGCTCCACGCCCCTTTAGCTCAGTGGTAGAGCACCTCACTTGTAATGAGGTGGTCCTCGGTTCAATCCCGAGAGGGGGCTCCAATACACGGTCCCATAGCTCATTTGTGCAATGATGTCTTGTCATGAAGGACGTTTTGTTGAAGGCTATTAACCCAAGGGGCTACATCTAACAAGCGCCCCTAATTTCAACCATCCACGTTCCGTAGGTCCGGTCAACCTAAACAGTAAGAGAGAAGAGAGAGACAAAGACCGTGACAACGATAGTGGGAATACAGGGAGACAACTTCGCAATTGTCTGCACCGACTCAAGGATAGCCAGCGACGGGGGAAGCGGAACACTTACCACCCTCGGACAAGGAATGTCCAAAATAACCCAGAACGGACCATACCTACTGGGAGCCGCTGGAGACGTACGAGCAATCAATATCTTGCATCACGTCTTTGCCCCACCTACTCCTCCAGCCAATCTACGCGGAAAGAAACTAGACGCCTTCATCACAGCCAGATTCATACCAGCTCTACGGGAATGCCTAGAGAAGCAAGGATACGGCTACTTCGATAAAGACTCCTATTACACAGCCGGCTTCGACTCAGTCATCATCGCAGTAATTCACTCAACTATTTACATCATTGATGGTGACTACTCATGGGCATCAGACTCAAACGGAATCTACTCAATCGGCTCAGGAGCAGACTACGCAATAGGAGCAATGAACGCACTCCTACCAAAAAGCAAACTCTCCATACACAACGCAAAAAACATCTGCCTAAAAGCACTCGCAACAGCTAGCAAATATGATTCAGGTACAGGAGCCCCATACCACACGTTCATACAAGAAAGCCTGCCACTAAGAAGCAAAACAAACAATACCCCCACAAAAGTAGCAGTAAAGAAAAAGAGATAAAAATGAACGAAAAAGAAGAACAACTACCCCCAACGGAACATGATATACAAACAAAAGGTTGGACAAATTACGCTAAATGCAAAGGCTTGACGCACAAGATGTTTC